GGGGCCGATTGACGGGGGCGATGAGCCGCTTGTATCCAGCGCATTAATTCCATTGTCGATGGCCGTTGCAGAGCCAGAGCCTGTACCCGCGCCTATCATCGTCACGCCGCCTGTGGGGGGCGATAAGCCTAAGCCGGGTGAGGCGGGGGACGAAGGCACGGAAGGCAATCTTGACACAGGGCAGACAGGCAAGGCCGCTATGCTTGATGAGTTGACGCGGATGGTGGAGCAAAAGATCAAGGCGAAATTGGAGGGGAAGTAATGAGGCATATCGGAATTGTTCGCGTATCGCCGGAATTAATAGCCGATCATTTAACTCCTGGATCGACCCGCCGTCCCTGTTCAATCGTCGAGGGCTTGCCCGCCGGGGCGGTTCTCGTTAACGCCTGCATCGGTCGTTATGGCGACGTTGAATTTCATTATTCCCATGAGTCATTTCCGGAAGTGCAAGAGGGTGCGTATCCCGAATATGAAATCAAGGTAGTTTGTCACATTGCCTAATCTTGACGCCCTTGCCTCCTCCATCGCGGATCGCGTGATATGCGAACACTGCGAACGTGAGGCGAAGTCCGCGATTGCCGACGCCGTATTGAAAGCGCTAGGACTTAAGCGCCGTCGTCGCCAAGTCAAGCCGAATTGGGCCGCCCGTGACAGATTCCTTGCGCCATACGAGAAGCGGTTTAAATCGTTACTCAAGGGGCTATGGCGGGATGAGAAACGAACCGTCCTGGCGAACATGAAGCGGACGCCGTTGCCGAAGTGCGTCAACGTTGTGCGTAAGGACAGCTCGTTTATCGACCAATGGCTATACCCCAAGTCGCTATACCAGAGCCAACTTACGACGGCTAGCAATCGACTCTTGAGCGGCTTGACGTCAACCGCCATTCAAAACGCGATTGAAGCATGGTCCCTTGACGTATCGTTTGACATCGTAAACGAACACGCCTTGACCTGGCTTAGCGGATACGCTCCGCAACTGGCTCAAGTGGTGGAGACGGAAACCCTAACCACGCTTCGTACTCAGCTCATGCAGGGGATAGACGCGGGAGAGGGCATGGACAAACTCACAGCCCGCGTTAGGGATACGTTCGATGACATGGAGAAATGGAGAGCGGAAAGAATCGCGAGAACGGAGACGTCAAGGTCCGCCGGCCAGGGAAGTCTCGAAACGTTTAGAGAAGCCGGGTTTGAACAGAAAATATGGTTAGCCAATCCAGACTGTTGCGACGAATGTCAGGCACTTGAGGAAATGGGCGCGATTGGCATGGAGGAGAGGTTCTTTCACGACAGTTATAGCGACGGACTGACCCCCCCGCTTCACCCATCTTGCCGCTGCGATTTTGGATTGAGCTTCGATTAATCAGTAAACACGCGGCTGGCTACCGCAAAACAACAGCCGCCGGGAGAAGTAAGTCCAGGGGCCACTGGCAACCCGGCTCTGAATACCCTAGGGAATCGGGCCGCCCTTAGAGCCAACGCCGAAGCGTCAAGGTTCAATCCCTTGGGGAATCGCTTTTGACACTTCCTCCCGGCCCGATCATCCGCATGGACTCGGGCCGGGTTATTCCTTTTCCATTTCAGCAAAGGATTGTATCTCATGGATTTACAAACTAAGACCCATCGTCTTTTCGATATATACCCGGATATCGCTCGGGAGTACGCACAACGTCTCCATAAAAAGAAAGAGGACATCCCGTACACGCAAAAATTCTATTCGTCCTCCAAGGCCGAGGCCGTCGATAACGAACGGGCCATTGTTTCTTACATATCGACCGCCGACATTGACCGTGACGGGGAGGTGCTTTTGCCTAAGGGCATGAGTACCAAACATTACGAAGAATCCGGAAAGCCCGTTTTTTGGGGGCATAAGTACGATGAGCCGAAGGACGTTATCGGCCAGTGTCAATGGTTAAAGATCGGGAATGACGCAAAGGCGGTCGTCGCAAAGACGGCGTTCCGAAATACCGAATTTGCGGATGAGGTTTACCAACTCTACAGCGAAGACTTGACCGGACAAGGGCCGATCCTTCGCGGCTTCTCCGTCGGATTCATTCCGTTGGAATGGGAAACGGGGAAGAAAGAGGGTGACCCGCGCCGGACATATACGAAGTGGGAACTTCTGGAATTTTCCTGTGTAAGTATTCCTTGCAATCCAATGGCGCAAACGATCATCGGCCAAAAGGGAATCAAACTCTGTGATCGGCTCAAGCACGACCTCGGGATTGATGTGGAAAATAGCGCGGATACGAAAAGCGAAGCGGAGCCGGTAAGCGTAATTGAATCAGGCGCTTCGCCCGATACGAACGGGGATACGAACGTGGAAACGAAAATCCTAGACGCCGAGGGCAACCCGTCAATTCCCGACATTGTGAACGCACTTTACCGGGCATTGAATCCGACACAGGAAGTGCCGTCCGAAGTTGGCGATGCGCCCAAGCCCTGGTATTCCGTACAAGAGGTTTTCCCCGTTGACTTCCCGAGCGGCCACTGTATCTATGTCGAATATTTAAGCGGACGGGAAGTACAGCCTTCGTATCGGCAAGATTATGAATATGCCGATGGCAAGGCAACCATGACAGGCGAACGGACTGAGGTTGTCGTTTCGTATACCGAAAAGACTAACCCCGGATCGGAAACAAAAGACGCCCCCATTTCAGCGCCCGCCGACCCCGCGCCCGTAACCGAAAAGGGTACGGATGTACCCAAGGCGGATACGGTTGCGCCAACGCCCGATCTGGCCGCCATGCTACAGGCAATCAGCACCCGGCTTGACGGCATAGAGGCCCGGCTCAATCCACGGGCAGAGCCGCCTAAGCCCGGTTCCGACCCCGCTGTAGGGCCGGGGGAAGACGTCATTATCCTTGACCCCGAGCCGGATATTCTGGCCGGGATTGAATCAGCGCCTAAGTCAATAGCCGTCGTCGCTTCCAAGTCTGACGAAATCACAGCGGAGAACGTTGTCGCCATTATCAACAAGTTGGATATCCGCGCCGTCATTCAGGACGCCGTTGCGCTGGCATTGGATAAGGCCAGGGGACGGGTAAGGTAATAATTAATTCATAATGTCCGGTCTAGTTGGGCCGGATATTTCGTCACTAACCCGCGCTTACATAGCGCGTTTTTATTCGGGCATAACGCCCACCACTCACGCGCCCGCGCTCCCGTACATGCGGAGATGTTAGGCGTCGATTCATCCGATGGAGATAGACCGGACCCGCGTCTGCGTTTATCAGTCGGACAGAATCGGCACTAGAGACATTAGCAAGTCGGCCAGCCGCGCAAGTGCAAGTTAATGGCGTTATTCGCCCATCGTAAACCGCCGCTAAATCTACATCTATGGCGACGGTTATCAATTCGATTGGAGAGATTTATCAAATGACTAAAGAAGAGTTGGAAAAACTCGTTAAGGATACGGTTTCTACCGAAGTCAAGGAAGCCGTGAAGACCAGCCTGGAAGGCGTCAAGGCCGGATGGAATCCTAACCCCACCGGCAAGATCGACGACGAAGCCGTTGCCAAGGAAACCAAGGATAACCCCTGGAAAAGCAAGGGCGAGTTCTACAGCGCCATTTGGCGTGCCCGTAACTTGGGCCAAGGTGACAACCGCCTCAAGTATCTCACCGTTGACGGAAAAGTTCTTGGCGACATCGACTCCCACATTCTCGGCGATCTGAATAAGCCCGTGTCCCCCGACGTTGCGGCTAAGGCCGCGCTTGCCGGGACTACCGACGGCACCGGCGGATTTCTCATTCCCGAAGAATACCGGGCTGAACTGCTCGCCCTCGAACAGGAAGAGTCCGTTGTTCGGGCCTCGGGCGCTTGGGTTATCCCGATGGCGTCCGATACGTTGCTCGTCCCCCGAGTCAACGAAACTTCCCGCTCCTCGTCCCTGTTTGGCGGAGCGTCGGCCAAGTGGACACAGGAAGCGGCCGGTATGTCGGAATCCGAACCGACGTTCGGGCAGGCCCGCTTCACCGCGAACGAACTGACGGGTTACACCGTCTGCTCCAATACGCTGATGCAGGATAACGCCGTCGGGCTGTCCGCCTTCCTCCAGCGGATTCTGACCGAAGTCCCCGCGTGGTACGAAGATTACGCCTTCCTGAACGGCTCCGGCGTCGGCGAACCTCTCGGAATCTACAATTCCGATTGCAAGGTTCCCGTTTTCCGGAAAACTTCTTCCCTACTGTCTATTAGCGACTTCTCGAACCTCTTTTCCCGCACCTTTACCAAGTCGATGGGCCGGGGCAAGTGGGTTATGAATCAGGCCGTATTCCCGCAACTGTTTGGCCTTTCGTCACACGACGGAACGCTTGCGGCCGGGTCTAACCTGGTCTGGATTAACCAGAACCAGGGCGGGATGGCTAACGCCGTTCCCGGAACCATTATCGGCCGTCCCTATATCCTGACCGAAAAAGCCCCGACGCTTGGCAGTGCCAATGACGTCGCCTTTATCGACTTCAGCTACTACATCATCGGCGACCGTTCCGCGCTGACTATCGACGCCTCCAGTCACGTCGGCTTCACCTCCAACGTTACGTATTGGAGATTCGTGAAGCGCGTCACCGGCGGCCCGTGGCTGGCCTCGGCCCTTACCCCCCGGAACGGCAATTCCCTTTCGCCGTTCGTGTCCCTCGCCTCTACCACGTCCTAAGACGGCTTAGGGCAAACGTAAACAGGAAGGCTATCTATGAATACACCAGGTGTTTCAGGCTTCGCTCACTTCGGAGATTTTCTTGCGTCCGTCCGGGCCTATTATGCCGGGGCGGGAGAGCGCACAGATGGCCGGTTAGCGCCGTTGGTTTGTAAGACGGCGCTTGCTGAGGGTACGGATTCCATTGGCGGGTTCACCGTTCCCGCTGAATTTTCACGTCAGATCATCAACGCGGCTTTGGAGGGGGCGATTGTTCGCCCCCTCTGCCGCAACATCGTCCCCATGTCAACCGATAAGGTCAATGTCCCCATCGTCATTGACGCCGACCGTTCATCCTCTATGTTCGGCGGCATCATTGTCTCGAATGTCAAAGAGGCTGAGGACAGAGGCGCGTCACCGATCGGCCCTGCGTTGGGCCAGCTTGGATTGACGGCGCATGAAACCGAGTGTTTGGCCTTTGTCTCTAATCGCCTGATGGACGACTGGGGGAATCTCGGAACCTATATGCAGGCGCTTTTCGCGTCGGCGCTGAGGTTCTATCAAGATCATCGTTACATTTGGGGAACGGGAGTCGGCGAGCCTTTGGGCGTCATGCCCTCCGGAGCCATGCTCTCGGTTGCCCGCGTCACACATAGCGGCGCTCCGAAGTCGGCGGACTTGGCGAAGATGATTTCCCGCTTACTTCCGGGGGCGCTCAATACCGCTGTTTGGCTTGTGTCCCAGAACGTCCTGGCCGATTGGGGTAATGACTCCACGTCCGGGGCAAATGCTTACGGCGCAATTGACCTGTCCGGGATGACTGCCTTCGGGCGGCCTATTCGGGTGACGGAAAAATGCGCGGCAAGCGGTTCGACCGGCGATGTTATTCTCGCGGACTTCACCGGCGGCTATGCCATCGGGGAGCGCGATTTCGTAATTTCCACGTCTCGTGAGGTCAACTATTCGAGCGGAACCAACGGCTGGCTCAAAAATGAGACCTGTTGGCGGTTTATCGTTCGAGGCGACGGGCAACCGATCCTACCGGCGGCTATCACGCCGTATAAAGGCGGCGAGACCCTTAGCCATTTCGTCACGTTGACCACGGCGAGTTAAGGAAAAATAAGGAGCATAAAACATGCACACGTTTAATGAAAATGTCAAGACGGATATCGAATATGCGGGCGGAACGCTGAATAACTCGGCCACGACCCCGATTTATTTCAGCATGAAAAACTATGACCGGATTGCCTTCCTGATTCAGACCGGGACTCTTACGTCAACCGCGTCCTTGTCTATTCAGGGGCGTCAACGGATCGGCGCCAGCGGAACCGAATCGAACCTCGGTTCGGCCGTGACGTACACGACCGACGACGGAATCAAGGTCGTCGAATTTCAGGCGTCCCAGCTGACTATGGCCGACGGGAATGACCGCGTTGGACTGTTGATTACCGAAACGGGAACACAGAACGCCGTTGTGAAGGCGGTTATCGCGTGCCGGTTCCAGGCCCGGTTCCCCCAGGCGACGCTCGGCTCGTAAGGGCTGACGTTTAGTTAATCGTTAAGTAAACCGGAAAGGGCGGGCGCTCTTAACGGGGCGCTCGCCCTAGTCCGATATTGCAAAGGAGGGATAAAATGAATCCCATTGAAAAACTGATCGAAACGGTAACGGTTTGCTTGATCGGCGAAAACATCAGTAAGCCGATAGCGGACGCGCTCAAGATTGCACTGTTTGACGCTGCGCATTTCACCTTCCCACTTGATAAGGATGAGGCGGTAAAGTAAAGGCAGCAACGCCATGACCCCCGAACTTGAGGACGCGCTGTTTACCGACTTCCCCGACGTCTTTCCCGGCGGGCGAAACGTCGATATGCGGTCGAGTCTAATTTGTTTCGGTTGCGAGTGCGGTGACGGTTGGGCGGGGCTGATCCGTAACCTTTGCGTTCAGATTCAGGGGGCGCTTGACGCTGACCCCGAACTCAAGCCGACGTTTGCGGCGCTCCAGGTCAAGGAAAAATTCGGCGGCTTGCGATTCTATATCAACGGCGGGAATGATGCGATTGAGAACATGATTACCCAAGCCGAACGATTGAGTGAGACGACGTGCGAAGTTTGCGGTAAGCCCGGCCGGATGCGGGAAAAGAATCGCTGGATGCGGACACTGTGTGACTCATGCGCCAAGGAAGGCGGGTACCAGTGAAAAAGATTCATTGCCCGGCGTGTAACAAGAACGTCCGGCCGATAGCCTTCCAATTCTGGCCCGGAGCATCGGTCAATATTTGCCCGACGTGCCGGATCGGGATTGGCACCTTCGGCAACGGCGCGGAAGTCAAGTCGATTGCGGCTCCGCGACGGGACAAGATGGTTAGGGCGGCCGGGGTGAACAAATAGGTGAACGGACGGGGCTAGAATAGGCCGAATTTCGCGCCACAATGCGTCAAGCGCATTTATCTCGGGCGGGTGCGATAAACCCTACGTCCGGGCGGAAAGCCTCTCTACGGGGCGATTTTAAAGGAAAACAAAATGGGCGTTGGAACCTACTCATTAGTGACAAGCGACGCGGCCCGAGTCTATGCCGGGAATACCGGACAAAAGGATGCTTTCTGGATTTACTGCAATTCCCCTTCCGGTAGCACGGCCGCAACGTGCGAAGTGACGGCAACCGGGATTTCCCTTGTCGTCACGAGCGGCGCTTCGGCGGGAACGGACACTATTACCTTTGCCGCCAAGCCGACGCTTACGGAACTTATCGCCGCAATCAATGCCCTGGTTAAACCGGCGGGAACGTTCACATGGAAAGCGGGAGCCGTTTATTACGGCGCATCCCCGTCCTCGTATCTGCCGATGACGGGCGCGATTGCGTGCCTTGGTTCCGCTAATCAAATCCGCGTTCAAACGGAAACGACATATGAGACGGATTCTCTCGCGGATAAAGCAACGGATTTTATTGAGCGTTGGGCGGGCCGCAAATTTAAGACCCGCTCCTATGATCGCCAACAGTACATCGGCAATGGCCGCGAAATGCTTGCTCTGAATCAGTACCCCGTCACCCGCGTCTATCGCGTGAGTGAGGGCGAAACAAACGCTTTTTCCGTTACCAATACCACGGCTAAGAATTTTGCCACGGTCGAAGTGACGTCAACGAAAGTCCGGCTCAATGCCGACGGAACGGTAACCGACTTAACGCTTGCGTCCTATGCGACGATCACGCTGTTGATCGCGGCTATCAACGGAACGTCGGGATGGTCCGCAACGGCTATCGCGGAGGGTACGCGGTGTCCCTATTACACGGGGTCAGACGGGACGACGAAGGTAGCGGAATTAATCCCCATGCCAGCCCGCCGGTGCATAAGCCCGAGTGTTGCCTACGTCGAAGTGCCGGCCGATGAAGTGGATGATTATTGGATCATGGCGGGCGGGGGCGATGAGGACAGGGACGCGGGTATGCTCATGCGCGAGGGCGGATGGACGCAAGGCGAGACGTTCTATGTCGATAGCGTATGTGGATATACGACAATCCCGGCGGCATTGGAGGAGCTTTGCCTATCTCTTGTTAAACTCAAATACGACCGCGCCAAGTTAGACCAAAATCTCCGCTCGGAATCGCTCGGGGATTATTCCTATAGCACCGCCGATCTGAAACAAGTATCGGAAGACCTGTTAAACGGGGCGTCCTTTTTCAAGGCCGTGACGCTGTAATCCATGCTAATCCTAGAGATGAAAAAAGGCCCGGACGGGAAACCTTGGGTTTACTTCACTACGAACTCCAAGGGTGAAATCGGTATCGCTTTAAATTTCCTTACCGAACATAAGGCCATCATGGACGGACGCAATCAGAATCAAACCACGGTTTACGATATGCGGGCAAAGTACGAAAAGGAAATCAAGTAATGTCCTACGCGTCGATGGTTGCCAAGCACGGCAAGCCCGTAACAATCAAAAGGCCGGTCCTTACCGACGACGGCTCCGGCGGTCAGTCCGTTACGTATTCCGTCCTTCACCGCAACGTTACGGCGCGGTTTGTCACAACGGCGGGCAAGCGGCTAGGCACGGTATACGACAAGGCGCTAACTATCCCCGATTTTTTTGTTCACGTCGTCGGCTCGCTTGATATCAAAGAAAACGACCGCATTTATACCAGCGATGGCCGGGAATTTGGCGTAAACAAAGTCGATTCCTTTGCCGAACAGGGCTATCAGATGAAACTTGACGTTACGGAACTCGGAAGGAATGAGGCGTAAGCATGTCCAAGAAATGGGGCGCGAAAATTACGGGGATGACGGAAACTCTCCAAAACGCCCATAACCTTGGATTCAACGTAAAGGCTTGTGTGCGAACGGCCGTTAACCAACAGGCGGGAACAATAATGACGGCGGCGAAAAGACGCGCCAAAAAGCAGCCGACGGGCGTCTTTACCGGAACGCCTTCGGGTGATCCCGAACCGGGAACGCCAACGGGGCGGCTTTCCGGGTCGATTACAATGGCGTCAAACTTCTCTCAGGGAGTTAGGGGGCTGAAAAGCCCGGCCGAAGCATCTGACGCCGTAAGGGCTCCCGGTGGAGATGGAGACGCGTCGCCGCGAGTCGCCGTCGGCACTAATACCGATTATGCGGAGTTTGTAGAAAAGGGGACGAAAAAAATGGAGCCGCGTCCCTATCTGTACCCGGCATTTTTCGCCCATGAAAACGACCTTCCCGCGATATTGAAAGCCGTCGTCGAAAAGAAAAAGGCATTGAGTTATTTCAAAACCACGTTGCCGTATTTCGACGCGGGCGGGATTGAGGACTAGTCGCATCATGGCAATCTATTATTTCTGGTTTCATAATCTGCGTCGCATTAGAAACGCTTTTCGGGACATCGTTTTCTATCTCCGGCATGGATTCAAACGGTCGGATACGTGGGGACTTGATACGGCTTGCGCTAAGTGGCTTATCCCCCGGCTCCGATACTTCAAGGAACACCACGCCGGAAACCCTCCGGCCATCAGCGGCGACGAATGGACGGAGATTATCGGCAAGATGATCCGGGCGTTTGAGTTGATAGCAACGGGGGACGATTGGAAGGAAGGGGACCGGGCCGCCATACAAACCGGACTTGACCTGTTTCGCGAATACTTTCAAAACCTTTGGGATTGATACGATGAGCGCCACAACTTCGGCCGAGGGTAACGCCGAACCTCCCCTTGAGGCGAAAGATGAAGTTGCTAATCGCCGTCTTTGGGCTTGGCGTGCTAACCGATTTTTTAGTTGCAAAATATTATTTGGCATTAACAAGCCGTCATGTTTTAGCGGCGGTTATCCTTTCGATTTTAGTGACCGTCATTCCGCTAATCGTTGCGGAGCGCGGGATTAACGCCAAGCGCGTTTCTGTCTTTGTCGCCTATGCGCTCGGATGCGGGGCGGGAACGGCGTTGGGGCTGATGATATCGGTTTAACGTCCGTATCTATCCGGGGCTTTATAACGGCCCATTATTCAATCGGGATTCAATAATCGGGGAGGGAATAAATGCACGAAATTCAAAACGCCGTCATTTTGGCGGCTGGACTCGGGAGCCGATTGCGGCCACTTACGGACACGGCGCCGAAGTGCATGACGGAGATTAACGGACGGCCGCTTATCAGGCACGCGATTGACGCGCTCGCGGGCGCGGGCGTAACGCGGGCAGCTATCGTCATCGGGTATCTTGGCGATATCGTCCGGGAGTATGTCGCCAAATATTACGGGCCGATGGAAATCGAATATATCGAAAACTCCGATTATGCCAGCACGAACACGGCGTGTTCGCTTGCGCTTGCGGGCGCGTATCTCCGGGCGGGCGCGTATATCGTCGAGGGTGACGTTGTTTTCGACCCCGCAATATTGCGGATTGGTCGGCACGATCGGCCGACATGGTTTACCGACACCTTCCCCCAGGGCATGACGGGAAGTCAATTCCAGACGGATGAAACCGGGCGCATTGTTTTCCATACCATCGTTCGGGACAAGTCCGCCCCCGTTCCCGTCGGCTCGTTAAAGTCTTGCGGGATTCTGAGGGTAACGCCCGAATACGGGACGCTTCTCTCCGAATGGCTCAAGACGGCAAGGGCAAACGAGTATTACGACGACGTTATCCGGCGCTATTTGATGGACGCGCCCATTTACGCGGAGCCTGTTAACGGGCTGGCCTGGTGGGAAATCGACGATATCGACGACCTGCATGAAGCGGAGCGGCGATTTGCGGAGGGGAAATGAAAACGCTAGGCATACTCGGCGGCATGGGGCCGGGCGCAACGGTAGACTTCATGGCGAAGATTGTGCGGCTGGCCGGTGACGATTGGCCGCGCATCATCATGGAAATGGACCCTTCGATACCTAGCCGGACGTTGGCGGCGATGGGCAAGGGGGCCGATCCGGGCCCGCAAATCATCGCTGCGACCGACGTCCTAGAGGAGCGGGGTGCCGACGTTATCGCGGTTCCCTGTAACAGCGCTCATGCGTGGTATCCGACGCAGGGAGAAACGCGCTGGCTCAATATGCCCGTCGTCGTATCGGACGCCATGAAAAAGCGGGGCATTGTTCATCCGCTCATTGTCGGCGGATATGCGACGATTGCCAAGCGGCTTTATGATCCGTATTTCGAGGGCGGGGCGGTGTACCTGGACGATCACGGCAATCAGGGCATCTATGAGACGATAGCCAGAATTAAACAGCAGAATTGCCTCTCTATCGACGAGGGGTATAGCGGGCTGGTTGAAGGCAAGGTGTGGATATCCTTGGATCAATGCGACGCGGTTCTCCTGGCCTGTACGGAGTTGTCGATTATATGGCCGGTCGATTCGGAAGGGGAATGTCGCAACCTGCTAGGCAAGCCCGTCATTGATTCATCTTGGGAATACGCGAAAGCCATCATGCGGAAATTGAGAGGGGAATAAATGGGTATTGAGATTTTCGACTATACGAAAAGCGATAGGGCGGAACGGTTCTGGAACATTCTCAGGCCGCGTATCAAGCCCGAAATGTCCGTTCTAGATATCGGCTGTGGTAACGCTCCTATCGCCCATTACGCACATCGGGACGTCCCGACGATTCATTGGACGGGATTCGACAATCACGGGCCGATGGTCGAGGAAATGAAAAAGACGTATCCATCGGGTCGATGGCTCTATGCTAATTATCCCGCCTCATTCGATCAATCGCTATATGGCCCGTTTGATGTCGTTATTCACATCGGCGTTGACAAGGAAGAATTTTCGCCGATCTGTAACCTTCACGGCGACATCATCAAGGCCGGACATCGGCCCGCGCTTGTACTTTTGGAATCCGGCTATAGCGAAGCGTACCAGGGGCCGTATAACGCCTACTGCAAGGCCATGTCTTTTTACCTTTTAGCGGGAGGCTATGCGCTGGCCGCAGGCGGCTCATTTCCGTTTGACGTTGCGGGCCATCATCTCAAGGAACGGCGTTGGTCGTTACTGGTAAAGACGGCCTAACATGGGCGACATAAAGAAACTTGACCTCGGAAGCGGCGGCCGTCACCTTCCGGGATATACGAGCCTAGACAAAGACCCGGCGACGCGGCCAGACGTTACGGCCGACATGGAAAAAGGCTTACCCTTTGGGGATAACGCATTCGATGAAGTCCGGGCGTCCCACGTACTAGAGCATATCCATACGGAGTGCAAGGTCTTCATCATGTATGAGATTTGGCGCGTCCTAAAACCGGGCGGGATTGCAGAGGTTGCGCTTCCCGCGTTTCCATTCGTTCAATCGGTTATGGACCCAACACACCTTTCGTACTGGTGCGCGGAAAGTTTTTTTTACTTCGAGCATGGCAACCGTTTCCGGGATGCTTTCGCTTCCCGATATTCGGAGTGTCCCGTGCCAAGTTTTCGCGTTATTGAGAAGTCACAATCCGGGTTTGAATTTAAAATCAAGTTGGAAGCGGTGAAGGACTAAACCGTTTCGATGTAACGGGCGACCTTATCCCTTTCGACTTTCTCGCTAACGGCTCTCCGGATATACCCGGAAAGCGTCCGGCCGTCACGTTGGGCCATTAACGTGAGATCGTTATATTGCTTGACGGGGAACCGAATCGGCCCGACGGGAACGGACTTGGTTTTCAGTTTGGGCGGGGTCATTCGCCGTCGGCCTTCGCAAGGGCAGACTCTATCTCGTCCCAATGAAACCGCTCGACAGTTTTCTCCCCGCCCCGCATTT